TTTTGTTCTCAAATCCACATATGTACGGCAAATCCATTGATGTCAAATTCGTAATGGAACGTGTTGTATGTAATAACACTTTGACTGTTGCCTTGAATGAAAAAGGTATGACAGGTGTTAAGATTAACCACCGTTCGCAGTTTGACCCTGAAATGGTTAAGCAAGCACTTGGTATTTCTCACAATAAGATTGAGCAATTCAAAGAAGCTGCTGAGTTCCTAGGATCTAAAAAATATAACGACGAATCTCTTAAGCGCTTTATGGCAAAAGTATTCGGTGAGTCTACTCGTGACGATAAACTGTTGTCTCGTACTGCTGAACAAGCGTTGGATTTCGTTGAAAACCAGCCAGGTGATAACTTCCGCCCAGGTTCATGGTGGAATGCTTACAACGCCGTAACATATATGGCCGACCACAAACTCGGTCGTTCTGCTGATACTCGAATGATGTCAGCATGGTTTGGTGGAAACGCAAAGCGTAAAGTTGACGCACTTGACGTTGCAATCAAAATGGCGGAGGTGGCGTAAGCCATCTCCTTTTTAAAGGAATAAATTTTGGGTAATTATGTATTTGCGGCACTCGTCCATACAGTCAGTCTGTTCATTTATCAACAAACTGGAGTGATTGAGTATATGGTACTAAGTGCTACCTTGATGGTCTTAAGTACTCTTGTCTTTATTGTAGGAGCGGCATCGTTGGTTAGTCCTGAGTTGACTATCGAAATCGGTGAAGAAGAATATGAAAGACAATCAGATTACTTTGGCCGCGGTGTCTTACAGGTAGTGGTATTACTTATTGCTTATCATGCGTATTCTGCAGGATATGGTCTTATCGCAGGGATCATTGGTTTTCAGGCTGTAATACTATTGGTGTCTTCTGCAATATCACTATGGGTAAAATCAATAACAGAAGAAGATGAAGTAGGAGATGATGAAGAATGAAAATTCTAATTTTTGGATTACCTGGAAGTGGCAAGACTACTTTAGCAAAGCCATTTGCAGATCTTATTGGTGGTGTACATATTAACGCAGACGAGGTTCGCGAGCATTATGATGATTGGGATTTTAGTCCTGAAGGTCGTATGCGTCAAGCACAACGTATGCGTCATCTAAGTGATGGTGTTGTACGCGCAGGTAAGATTGCAGTAACAGACTTTGTTTGCCCAACCGAACAGGCACGTTTGGCATTTGACCCAGATTTTACAGTTTGGATGAATACCATTACAGAAGGTCGGTTTGAAGATACAAATAAAATGTTTGAGGTGCCACCTAAATGCGATTACCACGTTTCAGGTTGGTTTGATGACACAGATCAACAACTGTTAGAAGTTGTTAAAAGTTGGATGAATAGAAAATGATTAAGCACGCACCTAGATTAAATATTGATATGGTTTGTAAGCATTATTCTGAAAAAGATGGTGTCCCTATTTCGTACGTATGTTCAACCGATCTTACAGCAAGTGATGTGCCGATGGATATCTTTTATAGACATACACCGCATCCAAAATTTGGTAATCGTTACTTTGGACTGTATATCTCTCCGACAACGTCTGATCTTATGATTACAAATGCAGATAGAGTTGAAGATCTCGAGTTTGGAATGATTACTGACCGAAACGGTGATTATTGGTATAGCCAATCGCATCACGACTGTCTACACATTGACGGAAAAATGATTGACGGCGGACGAGCATATATTCGTCATAGCGGCGAAGTTGAGTTGTGGAAAGTTAAGGATGGGGAAATGGTAAGAACAGTATATTCAATGGAGGATAATGTAGCATAATGAGTGAAGTTGTAACAAGAAAGCGACATTTAGCTAAAGCAGTAACATGGCGAATAATTGCGAGTATTACCACGGCTTTAATTGCATGGTACTTTGGATTGCCTCCAAAAGCAGTAGGTGCTGTTTTTGTAGCTGATCTGATTATTAAATTCGTTTTATATTATGGTCATGAACGTCTATGGTATAAACACATCAAATTTGGAGTAAATAAGGATGTATGAAAAGCCACTATTTGATTATCAAAAACCGACTGTGCAAATGCTCGGTCGTTGGCAACCTTGGCACGATGGCCATACCGCACTATTCAAAAAAGCCTTGACAATTACAGGTCAAGTTGTTATAATGGTACGTGATGTTGGCGGTATTGTTGGAAAAGATGCGGGAGGCGGAAGAACCGCAACCCAAGACGACAATCCGTTTGGCGAACTGCAAGTTGTAGAAAATATAGAAAAAGGTTTAGAAAAAGAAGGATATCACAATGGATATGAATATATTATTTTATGCGTACCCAATATTGTGGATATTAGCTACGGTCGTGGGGTTGGGTATACCTTTACTGAACATGACCTGGGCTCGGAGATCCACAACATTTCAGCTACGAAAATCCGAGCAAAGCTACGAGAAGCTGGTGAACTATAAAACTGTAATCCATCGCGGAGATCAGTCTGAGCATCGCAAGTATACTTCTTTATATGAGGATTTGTGTCAATGAAACTATGGTGGGATTTGAAATCATCACGTCTTCAGAAAAATACTTTCTATACGTGGTCAGACGACGGCATTCATCATTTTGAGCCAGATGATTATTTTGGTACAAAGGCAAAAACCAAACAGCCTAAATGGTGGCGTGAGTTATCAATGTTTGAAGGTGGTATTAAAACAAAAACTGAGTTTATTGCCAATCAATGGGATCGGATCATGGGATCGGATCCTACTAATTCTGGTAGGACAGCAAAAGCTTGCCCGGCGTTCATTAACTTTTTCAAGCAAAGTATTGCGCTCAAAACTCCATCTGATATCTACATTGATATATTTAAGAATGCCGCTAACGAAGATAAGTTTGACTTTACTTGGAAAACTGCTGACAACTTCTGGGATCTCAGTATGCATAGTGAAGAGCAGATTGGAGATAAATCAAACACAAGCATAGTTCTTAAGTTTTCACACGATGTTTGTTGGCTTGCAGATCAAGATTGCCAATTCCAATACGTAGATCCGTTTATTGATAATATGGTTCACTACCGCGTTTGTCCTGGCATTATTCGGTTAAAGAAAGGCGATATTGGTTCTTTTAACATGCCGGTATTTTTTGCCAAACGTGAAGATCAGTATTGGATTCCTGCAGGAACAACCATCGGTTATCTGCAGTTTGATAAACCAATCCGATCTTGGATAAGAAAAGATTTAACCAAAGAAATGAAAAGCAAGTTTTATAAAACATTCATAAAAGGAGACCACAGTGACTACATCAACAAATAGTACCTTACCTACGGTAATTACAGATAAAGATCGGCAGGTGATCCAAGGTGCTTTACGAGAAATGTCGGATAGCATGACACGTGTATCAGCAGAAAAAGATTTACAGAAAGATATTGCAACTAAAATGTTTGAAGACCTTGGAGTTCCAAAAAACCAATTCAACAAACTAGCAAAGATTTATCATGCTTCAAACCTAATGGAAGAAGCTGCTAAAAATGAAGAATTTATGGAGTTTGCCGAGGCGGTTATGTCAACACCTGAACGCCAAATTGAAGCTCAATGATACGTTGGTATGATTACCCAGCAGCGTTTTTATTTGCAGACTTAATGATGACTGCTGCATTTAGTATTCCTTGGATTGGATTAGTTGTTGCATATGCTATGTACGAATATGGCTGGGATTATTATTGTCAGTATAGACTTGCTATGGAGCAATAAAAAAGGGGAGCCGCGAAGGCTCCCCAAGTAGTCTCGTTAACCGAGATCTTGTTATTAGAACAAGTTTGTAACTCGTACCGAACGGTAGTACTGGTTAGTTTGTGCAGTAAGTGCACCTTGTGTGCTTGCAGCTGTACCATCCGCGAATGGGTTAGAGACCATGCCGTAGCGAGTCTTAAATCCGATTTTTGGCTGGAATGTGTTCTCGCCGATTGCACGAACCATCTGTAGTGGTACGTATGGGCAATAGAACAGACCTGCATCAAATGCGCTTGAACCTTTGTAACCAACAACCAAGTAGTTGCTGCCTGCATATGGATCAACGTATACGCGATAGCGACCGTTAAGGACACCAGCAAAAGTATTGCCTGTATCATCAACTGAAAGCGCGTTGCTGTTAAGTGCTGGAGCGTAATCAAGTACACCGGCCATTTGCAATGCAGACGCAACGTCTGAAGAACAAATTACGATGTTACCTTTACCACGACGAGTACCTTTAGCAATTGCGTTTGCTTCTTGCTCGATCTGGAACATTAGGCCTTTGAATTTCTCAACTGACCAACGACCGTTTGCATCGACATCAAGATCGAATACACCAGCTGATGCTGTACCGGCTGCGCCGACAACTGCTGTTGAGTAAATTGTACGAACAAGCTCGCGGTTGATTTCTGTTAAGATTTCAGACTGCAAGATGTTTGCCAATTCTGTTTCAGCGTCAAGACCGTGAACTGCTTTAAGGTCCTGTGCCAATTCAGTTGTGTATTCTGCTTTCAACGCGCGTGATTTTGCAGCAACGGTGACTTTCTCGATTGAGAATGCCATTTCGTTCATTGTTGTGCCATCACCTAGGTCTTCAGCAGTTGATGTTGCCATACCTGCGCCTGTATTAAACAGTGAAGTATTTGCGGAATCAGTTGCAGGAATTGTACCTGTCTGAGTACCTGTACCAGCGTGAGTAGTATCAGCTTCACCGTAGAATGCTTCTGCGCCAGTCTGTGTATCGTAGCGTGAGCGCATTGCAAAGATCAAGCCTGTTGGGCCTGTCATTGGCTGAACACCAGCAATGTCGTATGCCATCAAGTTTGGCATAGAACGGCGTACCAATGAGATAAGTACTGGATCGTAGTTATCGACTGAGACGCCTGTCGCGTTAGTTGGTGCCTCTGTAAGTAGGGAAGTCATAGAAGCAGATAAATCACCTGACTCCTGCAATGCCTTCTCTGTGTTTTCAAGAATCGTCGCAGTGACGGATCTCTTGTGGTTATCTTCGATTGCCGAGAAAGATTCGTGCTCAAGAATTGGGCCCCACTTTTCGACAAGAGCTTGATAGTTTGTCTGTGACATTGTGTTCTATCTCCTTGTTTGGGTTTTACTGTTTTTATTTATATAAATTGTGTTTTCAAAAATTATGATTTGTTTCGCGCGTTAAGAGCCTCAACAAGAGCGTTGATTGAAGAATGGTCAGAAACCGGTACTTTGATTTCCGCTTCTTCTAATACAATCTCTTCTTCCTCAACTTCTTCAGTTACCACTGGTTTATCATCCGCAAAGAAAGATTCTTTAAGGGTGTTTAAGTTAGCAGTATATTCGTCAATGCTTTGGAAGTCAAGCTTTTCAGAAAGAACCTTTAGGCGTTCACGCTGAGTTAGCGTCATACCTTCAGATAATTCGTCAAAGACTTTAGCCGCTTGGAATGCAGCAATTTCTTTTGCAAGAGCAAGGTTATTGTCGATTTGTTTGTTCGCTTCTTCTTTCAAACTAGCAACCTCTTCTTCTAAACCTTTAACAACATCTACAGTTTCGTCATCAACTTCGATGTTATGCTCTTCAAACAGTCCACGAAGGCCATCCATTAATGATTCAGCCATCTCTACTTTGATGCCTGACTCGATAGCCAATTCATTTTCCTGCATCCACTCTTCAACAACGTAATCGAGATATGAATCAAGATTTTCAACCATTGTAGCAACAGTTGACTCAACAGATTCCTGTAGATCTTTTTCAAGCTCTGCAGTTTTCTCTTCGACAATTACGCTTGCCTTAGCCGTGGCGGCTTCATTTACTGCGGCTTCAAATACAAGTGTTGCCTTGTTTTTGAAATCTTCAGAAAGATCCATGCCGTCAAACATTTTGGCGACGGATTCTTCAACAGTAATGACTTCTTCTTCGATGATTTCTTCAACAACGTTAGAATCTTCTTTAACAGATCCTTGTGGAGTTTTGACATCATCTTCTACGTTATCAGCTTTGCCTACTGGCGTTTTCTTTGACGCTTTACCTGCATTAGGTGCCCCACCTTCTGGTGCAGCAGGTCCTTCAACAGATGAGACGCCGTCAGCAGATACAACTTTTTCTTCAATTTGTTCTGACATAATTGGTTCTCCTCTTAGTAAGATTATATTGTTGGTATGCAATATTTATACAATTCTTATTTTCTAATTGACTCAATGAAGCGTGCAAATGCAGCAGCCGCTACCGCCTCATCAATTTGCCTTACAGTCCGTTTGTAATGACGTTTCACTTCTCGTTGGATCTCTTCAACAACTTCTGCAACTTCCTCTTGCTGCTGTTTAGGCAGCCAATTGTTTGATGCAATGTCGTAATAGAACTCAACGTTTTCCATAATCCCTTGTACGAAACAATTAGGACCTGAAGGATCTGTCACAATATCAACTGTGGCCAGATGGAAATCATCTTGTACTTCCATAATACCATTTTTGGATTTTACAGAGCCAAGACCACGGGTTGAAACACCGCAAGTAATACCTTCATCTAGCAAGTTCTTAACAATCTCACCCATAGGTGTACCAAGAATTTTTGCTTTCCCGACAAAGTTGGAACCTTCTCTCCTCATTTCAGTAATTAAGTGGGATACTCTATCGCCATTAATGGTAGGACCATCAGGATGACCCAATTCGCCGATAGCACGCTTTGTATCAATGAAATCTTTTTGATAGCGGTTCATTTCTTTTTCTAAAACCGCGGTCGGATAAATTCGGCCATTACGGTTTTTAATGTCACCTTGCATAAAGATCCCTTCAATATAATGGGATTTTTTGCCGGTTGCTTCGTCAAGTTCCGTTTGATA